GTATCTGTCTGCATGTCGTCAGCCGGGACTGTCAGATACGCCGGAAACCCCGGAATGGGTCCAATATAACCTAATTGTGGAAAAAGAAAAAGGGGCCGAAGCCCCTTTTTCTTGATTGGAAGTGCCCAATCCGTTGCTTAGGCTGCGCCAGGCGAGCCAAAGATGCCACGCGGGTCGCTGAAGCCGAAGCTGTAGCGCTCGCGAGCCTTGTAGCGCACGTTGCCGGTGTCGAAGTCGCCTTCGAACGCGGTTTTCAACGAAACGCGCTCAAACATCTTCATGCCGTTGGGAGCGTCGGTCTTGATGAACCATGCGTCCGGATCGGTCAGGAAGTGGTTGACCACGTAACCCTGGGGAACCATGCCCATGTTGCGGACAGCGTTGATGTCGTTGTCAGCGGTGCCAACACGCAGAGTGGACTTCAGGATACGGTCGCCCGTGAACTGCAGTTCCTTCGGCAGAATCAGCTTCAGGCCCTGGACAGCGATCTTCAGGCCACGTTCATCGGTGAACGCGGCGATGTCGATCAGCGCCTGCTCCAGAGAGGTCTCGGACAGGTCAGCGGCCGTAGCCAGGGTGTTGGACAGGTTGGGACCAGTCAGGGTGGGGTGGTTGGTTGCGCACAGAGCAACACCGTCGCCACCAATAGAGGTGGTGAAGGCGCCGTTCAGCACAGCCGCAGCCTTAATCTGCTTGGTTTGGGCCATCGAGCGGGCCAGGGCCTTGGTGTAGCGGGCTGACAGACGGTCGTAGAGGTTGTCCTCCACGGCTTCTTCGGTCAGCGAGAACGCCAAAGCGATGGTCTCGTGGGTGTAACGAGCGGTGTACACCTCTTGCGCCTGGTCGTAGCCGACGCCAGCGCCTTCGGTTTTCACCGGAGCTTCTGCAAAGCCCGACTCCATCACTTCCTCTTCGAATGCACGATCAGAAGTTTCGACGGAATAGATTTGCAGGTGCTCGTTCTCGTAGTTTTTGTACTCAAGACCGAACAGAGCATTGAGACCAGGCTCAAGCTCTTTCACCAGTTGTGCACGTGAAATAGCCATGGTTGATCTCCTTAGGTGCTAAAGCCCGGCGTGCCAGTGCTGCCGTACATGTGCTCATTGATCATCACAACGAGAACGGCGTATTGGCCCATCTCATTGCCCGGTACGTTCCACAGGCCAACGGCCTTCAGGTTGGCAGTTGCTGCCTCAGTGAAGGTGCCGCTCATGGTCATGTTGGACAAGCCAGTCGTGGTGCTACCCGTGGTAGAGGCCGTGATATCAGCGTTGGTGCCGATATTGGCTTGCGTGGGAGTGCCAGCGTTCTGGATGATAAACAACTGACTGGGATCGTCGATCACGTCAGCCACGATCTGGCCAGCGGTGATGTTGACGGAACCAGGATAGTAGTTTTTCCAAGTCGGCTTGCCGGTAGTGGGATCAATGTAATTGCATCCATTGAACACGCCTACGGCCACGGTGTGGTTCGTGTTGTTAAATTTGACCAAGTAACCATTGTCAATGGTCACCAGATCACCCTGATAGATCGCCCCGGACTGGTTATCAGCAATCAAGTATCCGTACTGTTTTTGACCACCAGTAGCGGAGAGATTGCCGAGAGGACGCAGACCAAAAGGCTTATTTACGTTTGCCATTTGATGTTTCCTTCAAAAAGTTGATTTCACTGGCCGCGAGAGCCACCGAATGAAACGCGGGACTGGCGTGTAGGCTTCTGAATGGTCATGGTGTTGTGTGCATTCGCTTTCATCAGCTCATTGTCGACAGCCTGCAATTGGTCGTTCGCACGAGAGTTGTAATACGCATTGCGCTCTTGAACCGTTTCCTTGGGAATACGTGCTAGGAGCAGACCTCCCACGCTGATCACACCAGCATGTCGGCCGTCTTCTACTGTTGGAACCTGGTAGTCAGGGTACTCGTCGCCGCGAACCAGCTCATACCCCTCACGGAGTTTTCCAGCCACGTTCGTGCGGTCTTCTACCCCACCTGCTTCGGCCCGAATCCAACGGTGCTCGAATCCCGGAGGCGCGGGAGGCGCGTCCAGACGAGAAGGCGGTGCCCAGGGCTTGCGTCGCGCATCTTTTTCACGCGATTCGGACGCGCGAGCAGTGCGATTAAGAACGGGAATTTTAACGTCAGCCATGTTTTACTCCTTCACGTATTTGGCGTATTCCTCAAGAGGAACACCCAGCTTTTTGGCAATTGCAACTTGACTTGGGGTCAATTTGACAGTGCGGCGTGCATTGTTGATACCCGATGATCGGGATGCAGGTGCCACCGTTTGCACGGATCGGGCGGCCCTGTTAGTTTGCGCCTGATTTCCACCCCCCAATTTATTCGGGAAAGTTTGTTTCAAGCGGTTGTCAAGCTCATCATAATACGCATCGCTGTTGGGGTCAACCCCTCAACCTGAATCAACTGGCGATGGATGCCCCAAGCGGCATGTGTCATGGCAGTGTCGCGCCCGTACCACGGATTGCGCTCGGCCCAGTCTTCCACCCGAGGATCAACCTCCTGTTGGACCGGAACTTGGGGCTGCATTGCGGCCTGTTGGGCGGCAACCTGCTGTTGGTATGCCCACTCCTGAGCTTGCTGCTCGCGCTGTTGGGTCGCTGCAGCAATCTGGCTTTGCTCCATGGTCATTGCTGCCAGGCGCTGTTGGGCTTCGGTCTCGGTGTCAATGTCGCCCTCTTCGCGCGCCTTGCGAATAATCTGCTTGAGCGCCACAACCTGGGTCTGAACACGGCTGTTGGCCTCGCCCAAGCGCTCCGTGTCTACGTGCATGTACTGCTGCTCAAGCTGGGTAGCTCTTGCCTGCACGTTTCTGGCGTAATCCAGGGCAGCCTGCTCACGCCGCTGGGTCTCGCGCAGGCGAGCCGTCAGCTTGTCAATGCGCTTCTTGACGCCCTCACTGTACTGATCCAGTTCGCTGCCGCCAGAGCTTTGCTGCTCCGGTTTGCTGACGACTTCGGCCGTTCCGTCCTCGGCAACGGCTACCGTAGCCGGACTCTCGTCCTCGCCAATCTTAAATTCCAATTGCTCGTTCATAGAAGCGCTCCTTTACATGTGCAGAATGTCTTCGGGACTGTTCACGACAGCCAAAACCTCATCGTCGTTCAACAGACGAATCTCACCCCCGTCGATTGGGATGCGAGCACCCGCATATCGACCGAAAATGATCCAGTCACCCTTCTTGCACCAAGGGCCGGCAGGGAACTTGCCCTCGTCCGCGTATGCAAGATCGCCCATCTTCAGCACGTAGCCACACACGGTGGCCAACTGCGTCTTACGCTGGGTTTCTTCGGCCAGGACAATGCCTCCCTTGGATTTTTCAGCGCCACGATAGGGCAGGATGGCAATACGCCACCCGGTAGGGGTTGGTATGGTGTCGATGACGGCCTGATCGAGCTTCTCAGGGTCAAACCCAAGCTCGGTGTAGGCGTCTTCCAGCACAGGCCCTTTGGCTGCAGCTTCCTCAGCCCATTTTCTTTCCAACGCAGTGAGTTGGATGGCTGGAGCTTCAACAGATACAGTAGCGTCAGAACTTTCCATGGGCTTCCTTTTAGTTAATGAGGTCTTCGTCATCCGTGACCTTCTTTAGAAGCTCTTTCACGGAATCTTCTACCATCCTCATACCTTCAAGGCGACCCATCATGAAGCGATAACGCTCCATGTCTGTAATGGTGCCGTTCAAGACAATCTGCTTGGACTGTTCCTGAAGTTTTCTGATCTCTTTCAGAACTGCTTCTGCAAATTCGAGCATGGTAATTCCATGAAATGCAGGTGGATTTGGCCCCACCCGTTGGCACGGTTGACAGTGATCAGTATATCTTAACTGGACGGTTACCGTCTTTCTTTTTCACAATCATTGCAGGGCCTTGTACGCCCTTGGGCGTCTTGACGGACCCGCCAGCAGCCATCTTGGTCTTGCCGGCCTTGCTGTAGGCGATTGCAGCAGCCTGTTTCACGGCAGCAGCCTTGTTCTTGGGCGTACTAGTACCGATTTTTCCGTCCTTCTTGTAGTCGCGAACAATCTCGCCAATGTTGGCGCTGATCGTCTTCTGGCTGGAACCCCTTTTAAGCGGCATTTTGAACTCCTTGTGGTGGTTGCCCTATCTTGGCCTCTTGAAGCGCCAATTTCTGCTGGTTGAAAGCCTTGGTGTCCTGCACTTTCTGTTGATCCAGGGCCAAACGCTGCTGGTCGATCTGGTTCTTGGCCTGGTCGTTCTGCGCGCGCTGCTGCAGCTCGGTTTCCTTGAGCTTGATCAGCGGGTCTGGGCCCTCGTCGCCACCTGCAAGCTCTTGCTGCATGTCGCGGACCTCTTTCATGCCCAAAGCAATCTTGAGAGCAATCATGCCCTCTTTCTGAATTGCAGAAATCATGCGATCTGGGTCCGTTCCATAGGTCTTGAACAGCTCTGCCTCGACATCCTCTTCCGCTCTAATGCGCACGTGGTCAAGGATGTGCTTTTGCAGCTCTGATGCAGACATCGGATTGGCCTGGAGAATGGGTGACATGCCCATCATGAGGTGAGAGGCGATGTGAGCGTCATGTTGCTGGCCAGCAAAGGCCTTGAGCTTCATGCCATTGAGCACATCGCTGTTCTCAGAGGCCGGATCACGCGGTGTGCTGGTGTTTTGAGGTAGGAGAATGCCATCGATGTCGCGGATGTTGAGTGCCGCGTACATGCGGTAGTAGGCCTCGTACATGTTGTGCATGTTCGGGGCGCTTTGGGCAAGCTGCAACTGCATCTGTGCAAGCTGGATGCGCTGCGCAGAGCTGAAGATGTTGGGATCAGCCACTGGCTGCACCGACACCATCGAGCTGAAGTCCGACTTCTTGATCTTGCGGCTCGCGCCAGGCACGTCATAGGGGTACTCGTCGGGCAAGTACTGGCCAAAGCCTTCAAACAGCAGCCGGAACTCCAGCGTCTGCGCATAGTGCAGGCGTTTGTGGATGCTGGACATGACCATAGAGCCGCGTTCCAGCAGCGCCAGGGTCGTTCCGACCTGTGCGTACTGGTTACCGTCGCCCACCTGCATGTCGGCAGTGCTGGAGAGGCGTTTGCCGGCGTCTACAAGGAATCCAAGCAGCGCAAACAGCACCTGGCTGGGCTCTTTGTACGGCAGAGGCATCAAAGACGCAGAAAGTTCCGCGCCGCCCGCGTCAATGTCGCGCCATTCGCCTGGTTGGATCGGATCAGAGTCGTCCGCAATGCGCGCTCCCTTGGCTTTGAAGCCTGCGGGCAGGTTGGATAGCGTGCCAGCGTCAATTAACTGCCGTAGGGCGCTTGTAGCGGCCTTGCCGAGGCCTCCAATGAGGTGAACAAAGCCCAAACCGTAGGCGCCAGGGCCTTCAACGAGCACGTAGTGCACGTAATAGTTGCGGCGGCTCTTCTTTTCGTCGTTTTCTTTCCAATTCCGACGAATTCCGACAACCTTCAGACTGTCTTCGGCCAAAGTGACGACATACGGGAGCTTGATTCCGGTCGGTTCGCCCTTTTCGTCCTTGTCTTCGAAGCCTGGGATGTCCAAATCGACCAGCTGCTCCAGCAAAAACACCTCGCCAATGTCATCCGTCGGCTGAACACCCGTGACTTTGTCGACAGCAGCCTGAATCTGACTCGGATTCGCCGGCGAGGAGTACGTTTCAGCGTTGATATCGAGGTATTCACCGGCCAAAGCACGCTTTTTGTACTCGTTGGCGTCCATTGGGATGCGGTTCGTGAGCCGTGGGCACTGGGAAACGACGCTTGAGCCGTTGTACGGGATGTAAACATCGTCTGCCAGGCACAGTTTTGACACCATGCGGCCCAGTTGGTAGTCGTAGTAGACCTTTTTGAAGGTCGAACCACCGTATCCGGTGTAGAAAAGCTGCTGGTCAAACTCCGGTGTGTACTCTTCCATCACCGTAGTGAGCTGATAGTTCATGAAATCCTGCACGCGGCCGGCTTGCTGAAACTTTTCTACCGTCTCTTTGCCCATGATCTGGGTGCGAACAGGGCCGCCAGCGGGCATCAGCTCCTTCAAGGCCTGCGCCTGGAACTGAATGATGGCCTCAGTGATCATCGGATGCGTTGCACCTGTGGCGCCACGGAAGGGTTTGGTGCGCTCTTCCATGCGCAAGCCCAGCAGATCAAGGCCCTTGGCGTACATCTGCTCCCAATCGGAGCGCGAACCCTTGTCTGCCTCGAACATGGCGGCCACGTCAAGCGAAATTCTGGCAAGCACTTCGGGATCAATGACGTCGACCAGGTTGTCGTAGAAGTCAACCGACTTCGCATCGTCCTCACCCATCTCAATCGTGGCACCTCCGTCGTCTTCAATGATGACTTCGATGTCCATTTGCGGCTCAGGAATGCCGCCACCGCCTACGATGACCTCCAGGGCCGGGGCTCGGTTGAGTGCTTTGTCGATTGGCATGTCGTTTCCTTATCACTGCCCTGAAGTCGTATCCAAGGCTCTTTTGTATGCTTGCAGCACAGGAGTTAGAAGCTCATCTTTTTCCTCGATTGCTGCCGGCTTGAGGTAATCTTGCAGGAAGTCGAGAATAGCCGTGTCGTATTTATCGGCAGGCACGTTGCCAGTTGCGCGGCC